AGCCCAACCCAAAAGGCAAGTCTACACCGCTGACTCCAGCGCAGAAGGCTAAGGCTAAGGCTGCGGCAGCAAAGGCGGGGCGGAAGTACCCCAACCTTGTTGATAATATGAACGCTGCACGGAGGAAGTAATGGCAACGAAGGCGCAGACAGCTAAAGTTGGCAAGGTCATGCACGAGTACAAGACAGGTACTCTGCATGGGGGCGTCGATCCGAAGGGACCAAAGAAGGCACCTGTCGTGAAGAACCGGAAACAGGCTATCGCTATCGCGCTCAGCGAAGCGGGCATTGCTAGGAAAGGGAAGTCCAAATGAAGAAACCTATGATGGCACCGAAGTTCAAGCCCTGCGTGGGCTGTCCTAACCCGAAGAAGTGCTCTGCAATGGGCAAGTGCATGAAGGGCGGGAAGAAGTAATGCGTTACCTTCGCAATAAGCTCGACGGCTTCATCTACGAGTGGCACCCCATCCTCGCCAACAACGCGCTCTGTGAAGAGGTGACTGAGGAAGAAGCGTACCCTGAGCGGTTCATTAACTCGTCCGTTGAGAAGGCACGTAAACGTCCTAAGAAACTTGATCTATCAAGTGATGACATTGTGGAGCCGCCTGTGTATACTTCGCCTGAATTGGCGGCGGACGCATCGAGGAACTTACCTGAATGACACCAGCGCAGGTCATAACCGAAGTACGGCGGCTCATCCAAGATGAGTACGTACCATATCGCTCTAGCGATACGGTCCTGCTCGGTTATGTCAATCAGGCACTGAAGCGGATGGCAATCCTTCGTCCAGACTTGTTCTCTTCAGTGTCTGATGTTGAAACCACGCAAGACTCAGCACTGCAAACTCTGCCCGACGATGCTATACGGCTCCTAGATATCTTCCAAGTAAGCGGCGGTAATACCATTACCGAAGTGGACCGGGAGACTATGAGCCGTATGCACTCTGGGTGGATGAGTGAGGCATCTGGGCAACCAGTGAATTATATGCGCCACGTCAAGAACTCCGTACAGTTCTTCCTATATCCACGCCCTACTTCAGGCGTGGTTATCGTAGCTGAGTACGCTCGCTCCCCCGAAGACTACGCGCTTACCGATGAGATCATGCAGCCGCCGGCAGCATACTTCCCAGCAGTAATTGATGCCGTCATGTTCCTAGCGCAGTCAATCGACGATGAGCACGTAAACTCCGGTCGTGCCAAACTGTTCTACGACTCCATGCTAAATCAGCTAGACTTGTCGCTGAAGGTTCGTGTTGTTACTGACACCAAGGCCGCTGGCCTAGATGCAAAGCAGGTGATCTGATATGGCAACTCGTGCGTTCTCCACACTGATAGACAAGGTTAGCGCGTACACGCCCGGGTGCCCACGCCCGGTGCTTACAACGCATATCCGTGAAGCTGCCATCCGCCTGTGTGAACGCACGCTGATGTGGAGGATGGCGCAGTCTCAGTTCAATCTGTCTGTTGGGGTCCACGAGTATGACTACATCAAGCCTGCTGATAGCGAAGTGCACATCCTATTTGCTGCGCACCTGAATGGCTTCCCCCTATCTATCCTGTCTCTTGAGCAGGCCATAGAGCGCTATCCACTCTGGGCTGATATGTTTGGCGGGCAAGACCCTGATGTTCTGTGGAGTATAACTCCTGAGGGTACGATCAATACCGATGAGTACAACCAGAACGAGTTCAACGAATCGTATCCTATAGTAGCTCCGCCTGAGATTATTGACGCAGCCTCACAGCCGCAGTCGATTACACAGATCAGCCCTGACAAGTTCATTGTCCTTCCGCTGCCTGACGATGCCAACACCTATACTGTACGTATGTTCTACGCACTGAAGCCGTCCCGTACTGCTACGGGGATGGATGAGGTTGTATTTAACGAACTGGAAGAAGCTATCTTCCACAGTGCTCTGCAGCAGCTACTCGTAATGCCAAATGTAACATGGTCGGACCGGGAAGCCGCAGCCTATCATGCGAAGCAGGCACTGCTTGTGACAACTGAGCGTAGAGCTCGCGCTAATCTAGGTAATGGCCGCTCAACGCTCGTAGCTCGTGCGCCAAAATTTGCATGATGGAGGTGCAGGATGCTTGATACTACTTCACTAGCTCAGATGTCAGAGATGGCGGATATGTTTATCCGGTGGGTAGTTGCGCCTATGATTGCAGCTGTATGGTTCATCTACAGAGAACAGCAGAATCACCGCACAGACATCGCAGTACTTAAAGCTGAAACCACAGCTAACAAGATCGCACACGACCGCGAGTTCAAGGCGATGGGGGATAACTTCAAAGCCGTGATGTCCAAGTTGGACAGCATTGAGGAGGCACTCCGCAAATGACCCGTCACGCTAACCCGCAATCGAGGTACTAATCATGGCATCTTTTATTGGTGACCGCGTATACGACAACGGCCTTACGACTCTGGACACAGAAGCCAATCGTATCGACATCTGCTCAGCACTGCCGACCACTTATACAGCAGCTACATCAACCTACTCTCTGGGTAGCGCAAGCGGCGCTAACTTCCCGGGCATTGGGTCGCCGGCAGCAGGTTCGCCGGATGGTCGGCAGGTAACGGTGAGCGCTGTCACTAACGGCAGCGTGTCAGCTACTGGCACAGCTACGCACTACGCCATTGTGGATACGGTCAACAGCCGTCTGCTTGCGGCCGGTGCACTGTCTGCTTCGCAGGCCGTTACCAATGGCAACAGTTTCACACTGACCTCAGCTGTGATTCGCTTCCCAGCTCCCGCGTAAGGATAGCCAATGAGACTCGCTAACCGGGCCAAGATGACTACAGCTACGACTGGGACAGGCACGATTACGCTTGGCTCCGTGTCGAGCAACTTTCAGTCGTTCTCTGCTGCTGGATTGCTCAACGGTGACAACGTCCGCTACACGATTGAGGATGGGCTAGATTGGGAAATTGGCATAGGTGTCTATACGTCATCCGGCACGACCCTATCACGCACTCTCACATCGTCTAGCACTGGGTCGTTGCTGTCGCTGACAGGCTCTGCGGTTGTCTATGTCACGCTGGCTGCGGAAGACGTTTTTGAAGAATTTTGGATACAGCAGAACGCTGCATATAACCTAACCAATAACAACTCCCCGCAAAAATTATTTAATGCCAGCACAAGTGGCGCGTTGACTTTGCCTATTGGCACTTATCGTTACGAGGCGCTTATCTATTTGTCATCTATGAATGCTACAGCGGGCAATGCGGCATTTGGTGTGCTTGGGGCTGGAACTGCTACCATCGCAAGTTCGCTCTCACAGGCTACTGGTCAGGACGCTTCGCCTAACGGTGTTGGCGCGAATATCGGCGGAAGCTATTGGACCACAGCAACATCTGCCGCTTCATTAGTCACCGCGACTGTTGGTGTTACTCTTGGCACGTCTATTCGCGGGACGTTTAGAGTTTCAGCCGCTGGAACCATCATCCCAACAATTACACTTCTTACAGCCAATGCTGCTGTTGTAAACGTAGACAGCTACTTCATGTGCCGCCGTATCAGTCCCAGCGCAACTGCAACTACCTATGGCCCGTGGAGTTAATGATGGATCAAATAGTCAAAGCACGGATTGAAGATGGTGTGGTTGTCGAGGCGTTTCTGATCAATGACATCCCATTTCCCAACAACATATATCGCGCAGACCTAGCCGATTGGCTCACAGCCTCGACCGAAGTTGGCGTTGGTTGGCTTTACAATGGTGAGACATTCACACCTCCGATGGAGTGATCTAAATGCTTGGCTTTTCCCCATTAGCCGCTGCCCCACAAGCGGATGATGTGGGACTTGATCCAAATGTCGTTACAGTATTCCTAACAGCTGGCACATCTTGGACTATTCCGTCTGATTGGAACAACGCACTCAATAGCATTGAAGTTATCGGTGGCGGTGGCTCTGGTGCTAACATAAACCTTGTTAGTGGCAGATATACTACAGGCGGCGGCGGTGGTGGTTATTCAAGGGCTAATAACGTAAGCCTTTCTGGCTCTGTGTCGTATCAAGTAGGTGTTGGCGGAGCGGCTGTTGTATTAACAACTCTTGCTCAGTCAAACGGAAACGATGGAACGGCTACGTTTTTTGGCGCAGCTACTCAGGTCGCCTCTTTAGTCGCAGCAAATGGTGGTGGCGGTGGTATTGCCGCAACTTCAGGGACCGCTGCTGGTGGTGCTGGCGCATCTACGACAGGTGCAATCGGTAGCACAAAATACGCTGGCGGTAGCGGTGGCGCGCAAACCATATCTGGTGCAAACATTGCATTTGCTAGTGGAGGCGGTGGGGCTGGTGGTTATAGAGGCGCTGGAAATAATGGCGTTAGTGGAGGGACTGACGGTGGCACAAATGGTGGATCAGGTGATGCAGGATTTGGTGGCGTTGCTGGAACTGGTGCAACCAATTCTCCTGTAGGAACAAACGGCGGCAATGGATTTGAATTT